TCCTCTGGTCTTTCCTCTGGTCCAGCTCCAAAGGAGACTGACAGGCATACGCACAAGTGAGAGCCCGCCGCGGGAGCTGAGAGGCAGGGATTACAACAGAGTGTTAAGTTTTTGAGGCTAAGTCTACGGGGGCGAAGAGTGCTGGCTATTGTTCAGGGGTGCTCCGGCACAACCACGACCAAAAGAACCTAGACAAATGAAACAGTTTTCTTTCCACCATGACAATGGTCATGGGTGGTTGCAAGTCCCTGAACAGTCTTTGAAGGACTTAGGCATTGAGCACTTCGTTTCTCGCTTTAGTTATTTAAAGGATGAACAGGTTTATCTAGAGGAAGACATGGACGCAAGTTTATTTATTGCAGCTTGGAAAGCCGAGAAGGGAAAACAGCCAGACTGGTTTGATTACTTCGAGGACGGTCAATCAAAAATAAGAGATTACGACCGCTACCCAGCCAAAGCTGACAGAGACTTCGCCCAGGTCATGCGAAAGATAAGCGACCTGAATAAAGGACTATGAGCTCATCCTGGAGCCCTTCGGGGTTCCATGCTGGGCTCTCCAGCATTACCACGACCAAAGGTATTAAATGACTAAAGAAGAACACCCAATCGCAGGCCGTCAATATCTTTTGATTGGCGGGCCTGATGATAAATGCATTTCTAATGGCAATGATTGGCACGAGTGCCTAGTCCAGGAAGAAAACCTCGTCAAAGTCCAGAGACAAAAACAGTCTGTTATTTGGGAGCTTGACGATGACAATTAAAAAGGAAACTTTTTTTATTGAGTGCGGCGATAGATACCGCTTTGATTTTGATTTGTGTAGACCTTCTCAGGGGTACTCCCAAGTTGATACAAAACAGGACGCCTCTTACTTCGGCCATTGGGCCAATCCATTTGATTTTAAATTGGTTGGCTTTGTCGAAGGAGATGTAAGCATTGAAACCGCACCAAATAAGGAAGAGTTTATCGACCTGATGCGGTCTACTGCTAAATGGTATTTAGACAATGATGACAAGTTAAACATCGATCCAATGCTTGACGATAAGCAGGAGCAAGCCTGGAAAGATTTGGGCCTAGCTGATTTATTGCATTGATGGTATCCCAGAGCCCTGCGGGGCTCTCTGATGCTCTCACACGCATCACTCAGGTCTAACTCTTAGGCCTGAGTTAACCACGACCTTTTTTTCTTTATGACTAAAGAACTTGTGAAAAATTATATGTTGGAGCTGGTCGCAGCTCTCAACAAAAAAACAGAGGATCAAGATCCAAGGATCAGGACTGAATTTAGTTTCACTACAGGTAAAAAGTATTTCAAAATTGGTACTGTTTACCGAGGTCAAATAGAAGAATTCAAAGGGAAACTCGGCTCAATTCATGCCTTAGTAGATATGACTACAGGCAATGTTTACAAGCCAGCAGGAGCCAATAGCCCTGCTAAAGGTATTCGATTTAATTTATTAGATCAAAAGTCAAGAGAACTTTGTCTCTCTAGAGCTGACCAATACGGCGGCTATCTATACATAAGAGGTTAATCATGGACGAAGCTTTCGAGGATATGGCGAACACCGCCGAGGATTATTACCAAGACCAGGAGCCGCCTCACTACCCTGAGAGCTGGCAAGCGGCGGCTGATGATTATGAACTTAGTGAGGATGTTATCTAATGCCTACTAATCACGACGACGAGTATCACAACGAACACCCCTGGCCTAAAGATGTGTATTGGCAACAATCAACATCTTTTAAACCCTGCGAAAGGGAAAGGCTTGCTATCGAAGCAGAGAAAGATCAACGCCAGAGCCAACGCATAACAAGCGAAGAAAACTGGAGAGCTGGTTATGACGTATCAACAGAAGGAGCTTTGGGAGATTATCCCGAAGAATGCGGTTGGTGATTACTGAACACAGCACCGAAACAGATGATGCACTGGGTCTTTTACAGGCCCAGGAGCAAATCATCTTTAATCAATGCCAGCAAATAAGGGTGCTTGCTGGCCTTTCTTTTTTACTGTTCACCTTTTTATTGCTTAAATGAAGAAAAAACCACGACCATGGCATATTCAACCGCTGATTACTATCAGGAGCATTGCCCATCTTTAAAGCATTTATGGACTAAATATCTTGAGCATGATGCCGTAATGGTCAACCACTACGCAGGGCCACAAGGCAAAGATCAAGGTAGAGAACATTTTGGCTTTGAAGTTGAAGAAGTTTCTATTAGAGGTAAAGATCAAGTGTTTTTTGAATGTTATGAAAATGAAGTCGAGGTGCATCATTGTTTTGATGAGTGCCGAGAAGATCATTCAATGACGCATGAAAACTGCTTGAAATATCTTGCCCAACTACCAAGACCTTGGTATTCATTTACAAACAAAGAGGACTAATGCCTAAACAGTACAACTCAGAGATCGAAAAGGAGCTGCATTTAACGCGGCTCTCTATCGAACGAATAGAAAAAATGCTCAAGGAAGTCTTGGCTATGAAATTTAAAGATCCCAGTCCTATTAATAAGGAGCAATACTATGAAATGCAGATTAAACATAGTCCGTATCACATTAGTAAAGCAAAAGAACAACTAAGAAAGGATGGTTGGGAGTATACAAAGGAGGTTAAAAAGAAATGACTTTTAATCCTGAAGAATACAAATCTTGCAAAACTGAAAAAGAAGCCCTTGAATGGATTCTTGAAAATGAATGGTTTGATCGGCCGCAAGTAGAAGTTTTGGATTGGTTTAAAGAAAACCGTGGATGGTTCAAGGAGGAGGCCGATGCAAAAAAAGGATCTACCTAAAGCTTTAGTAGGTCACACATTATTAATTACAGGGGGCGTGGTAATCGTCCCCTCTTTTATTTATTGTGTGATGTTTCTAATTGAACCATTTGTCGTTTTTGGATTTGGAGCTTATTTGATATGGCTATGCCTGAAGAAAAATTAAATGTTTTCTCTTTGTTACTAAAAACATTGAGACATAACAGCAAACGACATACATGCCCTTCGGCGCTCCAGGTCGAAGTTCTTTTGCATGTAGCAATAAAGCCAAGAACCTATGAAGAGCTGGCCACCTTAACCAATACATCTAATGGCGCTATCTCAAGAGCAATCGTGAGTATGGCCCCAAGAGTTGATAAAGGTGAATTTATTATGCCCAACATTTATTTATTGAATAGAGACTATGACTCTTCAAAGAAAAGGTTCAAGGTTTCTTTGTCTACGCCTGGAAAAGAATTAATGAAAGAGATTGGCCTTGTTTAGTTGTATTGCTTTACATAAAACAGGCTTATTGTTACCTGGCATTAAGGAAAAGTAGCGCTATATACAAGCAACTGACAAAGCGCTACAAATCTATGTACACGAAAGCAGGGACTATTACAACCATGTAAACTTTTATTCCCGACAGTTAACTTTGTGTCGCATGAACCACCAAGAGTCTACTGTCACCCTTATATTTAGTTTGATTCTCCCTATTCGCACTGGAGAGATTCATCTTGCTATATATCGGCATTCCATTCAAGATTCTAAAAAGATACGAATCGAGGGAACCGTGAGCAGTAAGAGATCGCCTCCTTTACCTCTATGGACTTATCCAAACTTTCTAACGCTCTTGAAGCTTTGGGCTCTCTGGCCCCAGGTAATTTCCCTGTTCATCACGCGCAGGTTCTTTTATACATTGCGGAAAAAGGGAGTTGCACGTATCGAGATATAGAAGAAAAATTTGATGTTACGAATGCGTCAGCATCAAGAATTGTCCACACCCTCAGCGAAATTGTTCGCCATCGTGAGACTTGCCTTGGTCTTGTAGAGATCTATATAGACCCAGAGGAAGGCAGAAGGTATAGAGTCAGGCTCACGAAGAAAGGTAAAGCAAAGATCAGATCGCTTGAGGGTTTATAACCCACAAAACCACGACCAATGGCCTACACAATTAAACAAGCATTTAAAGATGCGTGGAAATACCAATGGGAACCACAGTCAGGTAATAGAACAACAAGAATTTACGCTTTAGAAGCAGTTAATTATTTTGGCCCTAATACTCCAGTGGAAGATATTGATGCCGGAAGATTTATGGACTACAGGTTTTACTTAGAGCAAGAAAAAGATAATCTGCCTGCAACGATTAATAACAAGACAAGCAAATTAAAAGTATTTCAGGAAATGGCTATTGTGCATGGGAGAGTAAAAAATCTTCCACGTTTTCCAAGAAACTTACCTTTAAGAAATAAGAAAAATATTATTTGGGAACAAAATGAAATTGATTTATGTACTGAATATTTAAGAAGGATTAATAGAAAAGATGCAGCAAGACAATTGATTTTTTTATGTGAAATGGGATGTAGACCAATTGAAATGAGAAGACAAACAAAGGCTGACTACAATTTAAAAAAAGGTTTAGTTACATTTTTCAAGGAAAACAACGATAACAAAACTGGGAACAGGACACTTCCTTTGACTCCGAAAGCAGCGGTAGCAGCAGCGGAGCAAATTTTAAGCATGAAAAGGCCAGAAGATGATGAAAACGAATTTTCTTTAGATCAATGGACTGAAAAAGTTTGGCCTTTGTCAGATAGTGAGCTGCATCATGTAGTGCGACGAGCATTAGAAGCATGTAGCATTCCTAAAAGTTTTATTATCAAAGCAACAAGACATACATGCGGAACAGCTTTGGGCAGAAAAGGCTGTACTGAGCTGGAGATTGCTAACTGGTTAGGTCATAGTAGCCCTCAATCTTGCAGAAGATATGTCCACATGGACGGCAAGGTTCATACGAATGCTTACAATGCTCTTGTGGGGGTCTAGCAATCTGGTGAATGCACTGAACTCATAATTCAGCTAAGGCGAGTTCGATCCTCGCGACCCCCATTACAACTTTTGTTTAAGTACGTTCGCAGCATTCGCACCTTGAAAAGACATATTTTTCCTACAAGAAAAACGATCAACAAAAAATACCCAGATCCATTTATATCACTGGGTTGGCTGCGAACTCATAACTCGCAAAAGCATTGTCTGAGACCTCGTAGAGCAAGTCGTACACTTCCTTTCAGGGCAATAAAAGCTGGCATTACGAGAGCGTTGCGAATAACGTGGTCGTAAACACCCGTTTTTCGAGTTGCAAGATATACAGACGCTTGAACAAGAGCAATTAGCACGACAATTTCGTGCAGAAAAAAGAGCTGAAGAAACACATAAAAGTAATGAAAGAAAACTTAAAGAGATAGGAAAAGAGAGTGCATTGGTTTATGGCAGAAAATTATATGGATTATTAGTTGATGACTTAACCAGCCGTTTAAATAAAACTTTTATTGAATTTGTAGAGAATCCAAATAAAGCAAGATTTCATGGAGCTGCAATTCCTTTCTTTGATTCTTTTAAATCTCCAGAGCATGTTGCAACCATCGCCCTAGTCGCGACACTTGATCAATTAAGTAGAAGACAAAGAATCGCGACTTTCTGCCAAGGGCTAGGAGCTGCGGTTGAGAAAGAAATTCGATTAATGAGGCTGGCAGATAAAAGTCCTGTGGAGCTGCGGCACTTAATGAGGCAAGGCTTGAGCCGGAACAAGATCAGCACAATGGAGATTATGCGAAAAATGGGATGCCCCGTTCTTCCTTTTAATGATTTAAGCAGGCTTCATATTGGTCAGTTCCTTTTAGATCACTTGATCCATACAGGTTTAATCAAAGTTATTACGAGAAAGATTGGTAGAACTACTCCCAAATTTGTAATTCCAACTGATCACGCTGAAAAAGTTATCAAGAGCTGCCCAGCCTCTACTTATAAAGTTGCTTACTCAGCATTGGTTTCTGTTCCTTACCCTTGGCCTGGACTATATGGAGGAGGCAGACCAGGCAACGAAGAATGTTTTGTCAGAGTCCCAGTTCACGACGCTGAAGAAAAAGACAGCACAGCAATAGAGCATTACAGGCAAGCAGACCTAACAAAAACATTTGTAGCGACAAATCACCTCCAGGCGACGGGACTACGCGTTAAAGGGGATCTTATCGGATACGAGAGAAACACTTGGGACAACGGGACAGAAGGCTTATGGTCATGCGCGAAGGTTCCTTTAGATGTTCCTGAACGATTAGGAAAAGATCCAGATCCAGAGGACTTAAAAATTAGAAATCGTTTTGCTTCGATGGCCCATAGGGACAGAGAACAGAACAGGCCAAAAAGGATAAAAATTGAACGCTCGTTACAAGAGGCCGAAGCATTAGCAGACAGAGTTGTTTATCAGGCTTACCACGCTGATCACAGATCAAGGCTTTATACATCCAACAAATATGTATCTCACCAAGGCCCAGACTACGAAAAGGCCATGTTGGATTTTGCTGAGAAATTACCAGTAAATGATGAAGCTTTTGCTTGGTTGTTAAAGGGAGCTGCCGGACATTATGGACACGGAAGGCAGTCATGGAATGAACGTCTGAACTGGGGAAGAAAGAATATTGATTTGATGAAAGCAGCGGCAGAAGATCCACTTGGAAGACTTGAATTGTGGCGAAACGCTAACGATCCCTGGCAATTTTTACAGGCTTGCCAAGGGGTAAAAGAGGTACTTGAAACAGGCAAAACAGGGTGCCCAGTTCGCTTCGATCAAACCACTTCAGGGTGCGGGATACTTGCGGCCCTGTTGAGGTCAGAAAAGGTTGGGAGGGAGTGCAATTTATTTGGCGACGAACGCAGGGATTTGTACACCCTTGTCGCTGAAAAGGTGACAGAAAGATTGGTTCACGATCTCCAATTCGGGGAAACAAAAAATAAAGCGTTAGCAGAAATATGGCTTCAGAAAGGAATTACTAGGTCTTTATGTAAGCAACCAATACTTGCAGCTCCTTATGGCGGTTCATATATGTCCTTATGTGATGCGTTGGTTGAACGATTAGATGAACACCTTGGATATGTCCCACTTGAAAATTTCACTTACGAGGTAGCGATCCCTGCAAAATATTTGGCAAGTCATTTATGGGCTGAAACCAAAATGAGAATTAAGCCTTGCCTTGATTTTAAAAAATGGCTGCAAAAGGTAACTAGAAAAGTAATGTCGAAAGGTCACGCCCTGGAGTGGACAACTCAAAGCGGATGGCCCATGAGAATTGCAGATAGAGAACCACAGATTAAAAGGATTCAGACAATATTATTTGGCAAACATTCAACGATGAGTATTAAAGATCAGCCAAAAGATGCACCTTTATGTGCGACACAAGCCAACAAAGGCATAGCCGCGAACTTTACACATAGTTGGGATTCTGCCTTTTGCGTAAACTTCGTTTACAAGGCCGTGGAACAAAACATACAAGTTCTGACAAATCACGACTGTTTTGCGGTACATGCGGCTAACGCTGAACTCACGCATAAGACACTTCACGACACATTTAACGAGCTTTACGCCCCCAATTGGTTACTAGGTTTTGTGGATGAAGTACAGATGAAGACTGGTATTTCCCTACCTGATATGCCTAAGCAAGGCAGTCTAGATCCGAGACTAATTGGGACAAATCCTTACCTGTTTTCTTGATATAAACATATACTTCATGCGACTACTACAAGGACGTTGAATAAGGTATCTTCAATAAGCACACTATTGATGGGGGCATCAAATTGGAACTCTTAAAAACACCACCAGGAGAACTTCGCTGGTTTAAAGGATTAGGAGAAGCAAGGAAGGCATACGAAGAAGGTAAGCCTGATGAATGGTCAATGGAAATGCTTCTTGATAGTAAAGATCCAAAAACTATTGAATGGACAATGCTTATGGAGAATAAGTTTGAAGAAATTCATGGTAAAGATGCCAAAAAACATACTTATTGGTTTAACTGCAACCCAGACAAAGACGATCCAAGTAAGCTTTGTGTGAAATTTAAAAAGAGATGTTTCGTTGACAACAATGGAACAAAAACTCAAGGCCCAAATGTTATTGATTCACGTTTAGAAAAGTGGCCTGTTAGTAAAGAAATAGGCAACGGATCAAAAGGCATTATTGCTTTTAAGGTTGTTTCTTGGTCTGCTGGAAAGTCAGGTTCAGGTATGACTCTTGATCCAATGAAGGTAATGATTATTGATTATGTGGAGTACTCAGGCGGCTCTATTCCTTCCGATGATGATGTTTTTGGCAGCGTCCAAGGCGGTTACTCATTAAAGGAAGACGCTGAAAAATCCTTTTAATGCTGAAGTTTAAGCAGATTGATTTACCTATACGTCCAATATCTAAGCCAAGGCCAAGATCATTTATGGGCCAAAAACGTCCATACAATCCTCCTCAATACAAGAGCTGGTTAAAAGAAGCCAAAGTTCATTTAAAAGAACAATGGAAACTTGAACCACTCACAAAAGTACACCGATTAGACATGTTTTTTCGTGGTGCAGAAATGGGAGATCTTGATAACAAATCTGGCTCAGTTATGGACGCAGCTAAAAACATTCTGTGGACGGATGACAGCGTAAAAGTTATTCCAAATCTCAATTTATCTTTTACAAAAGTGAAAATTAAAGACTCTCACATCATCATTCAAATCACTTGGGAGGTTGATGATGATTAATTGTCCTCATTGTGGATCACCTAAGTCCAAAGTTGATAGTCAACCCCAAAGTCCTGAAGGGATGGTTCGCCGTTATCGGATGTGCCAAAGCTGCCACAAGACTTTTACCACTCTTGAGTATTTAGCAAGCAGTCCAGGGAAAGGAACTTGGGTTCGATTAAAAACTGATTGTTTGATTCCAGAAATTCCAGCAGGGGGAGGTGATGGGTGAATCCCGTTTTCTTCGTCACGATCCTTGCGATACCTGTAATAGCTCTGACGGCTTGGCGGTCTACACGGATCACTCGTTCTGTTTCGTCTGTCAAAAGTACATCAAAGGTGAAGGCCAAGAAGTTGAAAAAACTTCCAGACCGAAACCTGTTCGGCCAATGATCGACGTTGATCTAACCGTCCCTTGGGATGCGGATCACTACAGAGGGATACCAAAAAAAGTCCTTAATCAATACGGCGTTTACAAATATGCCGATGGAGTGGCCTTCCAATACAGGGACAAAAAAGGCGTAAACATTGCTCAAAAAATTAGAGATGGAAAAACTTCTTGGAGAGGAGACGCAAAGAAAGTCGCAGGGTTTGGTTCACATCTCGCAAATCCTAGCCACCACGATGGAATCGCAATTTGCGAAGGCGAAATGGATGCACCAACCATCTTCCACGCCACAAGAGGAACCGTAGTTGGAATTTCAGTTCCGAATGGGGCTCAAAATGCAGGGAATTTCGTCAAGAAACACATTGATTTCTTTAGCGCTTTTAAAACTATCTATATCGCCACAGATATGGATGAGCCTGGAGAAAATGCAGCCAATGATCTCGTAAGTCTTTTTGAAGCCGGAAGAGTTAGGCGCGTTGTCTTTCCCAAGAAAGATGCTAACGACACACTGCAAGAACTAGGAAGTCATGCAGTTAATGAAGCCATTAAAGCAGCCAAGGAATTGCGACCTGATGGGATTAAATCTGCTTCTACCTATGCAGGCTTAGTTAATAAACCACCAGAGAGAAAGGCTACTAATTGTGCTTTTCCGTTTTGGAATGACAAAACTCCTTTTTACGACAATCAACTCATCATCCTAATAGCGGGTTCAGGCGTGGGTAAGACAACCTTTGCCAGAAAATTAGCTATTGGCGATATGGAAAATGGAATAAAAGTGGGGTGGATAGGACTAGAAGAAACAGCCGAGGAAGCGGTCTTTCGCTTTGTTGGTCAGGCAGCAGGAATCCAAATTCATGCCAGGGAAAACTACGCAGGCTTAACCGATGATCAAATACAGAACATTGCCCAGGCTGACAAGTTTATTACTGGCTCTGGAAGGCTTGAGCTATTTGATCACTTTGGATCACTTGATGAAAAGGTCATCCTCCAGCGGATGAATTACATGGTCAGAAGTCTTGGTTGCCAACACATTTACTTAGATCATTTAACGATTTTAGGAAGTGGATTAGCACAAGACACAAGGCAGTTAGACGCTCTAGTTACAAAGATTAGAAGCTTTATTGCGGCTACTAAATGCACAGTATTCGCTATCAGTCACCTTAATCGCTCTTCTTCTGGAGAGAATTTTGA